AAATCAAACTTTCGGAGAGTCACCCAAGAATTTGCATTCGAGTTGAGCGCTAAATCAACGCCCATGACTTTATAAAAATCATTGGGAAGAGCAAAGCGATCATTCACACCGTCGGTCGTAATAGATGCCGTGGTTAAATAATAATCCTGATAGGTGTTTGTGATCAGATCATAGAGCTCGAAATAGCTTTGGTTGATATATCGAGTCCACTCGGCCTTTGTGACAAAATTTGAATTCTCTCGATCGGCTCTTTGCTGAGCAAGTAATCTAATTTGTTGAAGCGAGAGAAACCCAGATCTTGAGGGAACAATATTCCCAGCGTTTGAATAAATACTCGTACCGTCTGCGTTTGTCGCAGCGACTTGGTAATAGTAAAGCGTGTTCACCGTCACCGAAGTATCGAGATACGTCGGCACTGAAACCGTCGCTAAAAATGAATAAGTAATATTATCGGTGCTTCGATTGACCGTGTAACTGGTTGCGCCCGCCGAAGCATCCCAGGTCACAAGAACCTGGCCGTTGGCTTGCTGCAAAAACGCATTTTGCGGAATGCCGGGAATCGCCATGACAGCTCCTTAAAGAAGGGGGCCGAAGCCCCCTATCAATTAATAAACGACAGAACTGTTTTTAACGGTGATCGCCATGAAAATGACTTCGCCGTTTGCTGGGTCCGTAGCCGTACCAGCCGAGTTTGCAAACACAACCGTCAAAGATCCCGTGGTGATGTTGTTTGTTTTCACTCGGAAGTTCGGAGCTGCAGGAGCTGATGCACTCACAAGGAAAGTCACATCAAATTGAAGTAATCGAGCCCAGGTGTCTCGAAGGGTGATCGTATAATCACCGGCAGAGTTTCGAACAATGCCTGAAATAAAAGAACCACCAAAGTTAAGCGTGGGAGCGCCTGCTGCGCCAATTGTCACTTGAGCAAAAATTCCCGAGGTTGCCGCTTCGGTTGAGTATTGAATGTTTCGGAGATATCTATTCGCCATTTGAAATATCCTTTTAGTTACCAGGTTCTAACGCCTGGAGGGCAGATTCTTAGCAGTCAGTGGCAGCCCCCCGCATGACTGGAATACGATTCATCCGCATTCAACCCCGATCAAATGTCTAAAAATAAAGAGGGCCCCTATTGCTAGGAGCCCCCACCAGTCGGAGTGTTTACAAGAAATTATGCAGACACAGAGACGACGCAGTTCCATCCGGGAGCGTTGCAAATCAGGTTGGCATAGTAACCAATTCGGATTTCCAAAGCATCGGCGGCACCAACACGAAGCGCCTCGAGGCCTTCCATGCCGTAGGTCAACACATGGGGAACTCGACCCAACGATCGCAGCTTCCATGTGTCCATGCTCAAAAGGTAAGCCTTTTGGCTGGGGCATGAGCGGTCCGGCACCACCGTGATAGGTCCATAAGGTGCGTGGATTCGAATACCAGCGAACGCAATCGCCGCTTCTTCGTGTTTCACATCGACGTATTGAACCTTAGCGCCCAAGGATTTTTCCAAGGCTGCGTAGGTCGCAAATGTACAGAAACACATATCAGGAGCGCCACCTTCACGAGCGACAAGAGCCGCAGCGTCAACGAGAGCTTCTTCAATGGTTTGAGTTGAACCGTCATAGCGAACACCGGCCAAACGAACAGGGTCAGCCGATCGGTCAACGCCCCAGAACGAATCACCGCCAGCAGGAGCGGTTGCAGGCAACCACGCTTGAAGACCAGCGACCTTTTGAGCATTTCCGTTTGAGATCGCCAATGATCCAGATGCAAACACAACGTCACCTTGAACAGCGAGGTTCAAGAAGGTTGTAGACCAGTTGGTAGGAGTACCGGCAGCGCCACCAGCGGTAGCGGAGACAGTAACCGTTCCAGCAGTTCGGTTAACAGCGATCACGTATCCAAGGTTACCACCCGTTGAAATGGTAGGAGTGGTTCCAGAGACACTGTAAGAAACCAAGGTTTGACCAACTTCAAAGTTCACGACGTCCGAAGCGTTAACCAGGGTAATAACGCCAGTCGAAATCGCAGAGATTTGACCACGTCGTCCTGATCCATCACCGAACAAGTCGAGAGCTAGATCGTTAGAAATATTTCGGAAGCCCGTATCCATGTTGAGTTTGGCAGCATCAACGAACGCGCCAGCATCGTCTTTAGTAGCTTCGAGCAATTCATTGGTAATGGTCACCAATTGATAGTTCGAAACACGATAGACGAAGAAGCTCGCCATGATGGTTTGGGTTTGGTTGGTTTGAGCTGTTGAGAAGCTCGCAGAACGTCCTTGAGGAGTTCCATAAACCAAGGGAACCGGAATGTATTTACCGGCAAATCCAGTGGGTGATTCGTCTTTGGCAATGAGAGCCAAAAACGGGTTTTTCTTGTACACGAGGTCCTTCATGTAATCGTCGCCAGTGTAGAGCTCCTTGAGAGAAGCAACCTGGTTCGACGCTGTGTTATATGTTGGCATTGTTTAAATTCCTTTTGTTAATTGTTATTTGAGTTCGCCTTTGAAAGCGGCAATCGCTCTTTCGCGTCGCTGCTTATCAGTCAGTGGCTGCGTTGAAGCTCCAATCGAATGAGTCAGAGTCTTCATTGTTTGCCCCTGAGGCTTTTGTTCCGGTTCCACCGGAGGTGGTGGCATAAATTTCGTTTTGATTTTGGGCAGCGATGCAATCTTCTCGGCCTGCGCCACTAAATAATCTTCAACGTCTTTACATGCCTGTTCGATCGACATCAGCTCACCCGTTGAATTGAAAGTTTCTTGAATCAGTTCTACGACGGCTTCTTCTGCGCCCATCTCTCGGATGGTTTCAAAATTAGCATCGGACTGAACAAGTCCTTTTACTTCTCCGGTGATCTGTTTAACCGCCTGTTCGTAAGAACGTTTTTGCTGCTCCTCGATTGTCGTCAGTGCTTTTGACTGCCCTTCTTCAAGCTTCTGAAGTTTAGCCTTAAGTTCATTGATGACTTCGTCTTGCGGTGACGGTCCGTTCAGGATGGCGTTTGTCAGATGGTCATACGAGATCCCCATCTCACGAATAAATTCTACTGGGTTTCTTTGCGCCTTTTCGAGCAGTTCGCTTTTCGAAAGATACGACGATTTCATCGCTTCTTGCTCTCGCTTTATGGCATCACGTTCAGCCCTAATGCGTTGAGCTTCGGCTTGAATCGCCCTCTCCTTCCTCGCGATCTGTGCGAATCTTTGGGAAAGTTTGGCGTCATCCTGAGTAGCAGATTTCTCTGCTGTGACCTCGGCCCCTGCTGCTTCTGGTGCCTTGGCTGTCTCACTTACGTTTAGTTGTCTATTTTGCGGTGCGACCGCACTCGTGGGTGTCCCTTGCGGAACAATGGATACTGACATGGTCTGCTCCTTGTCTTTGATTTGTCTTCAGCTTCTTAAAATCTTTATTGGGGAACATTCGGCAGTAATGGCGATGTAGGCGGAGCTTGCGGAACAGCCGTGGGAGTCGGTTGAGGTCCCGGCGCCGGTGGCTGAGCTGCCTGTTGAAGTGCCATTAATTGCGTAAAGAATGTTCTAAGTTTTTCGGCCTTGGATTCTTCCAGATTGGCCGCAACGTAAAGATTGTAATACTGACGAACAATGTCAGTCGCTAAATTCAAATCCATGAAGGGATCAGGAGGAGTGTATTTACCGCTCTCAACGATCTCATCCATGATCTTAAGGATTCTCTCCTCAGAAGAGTTTGCCAGACGATCAATCTGCTCAATGTCCGGATAACCAAGAAGACGTCTTGCTTCAGGAATGGTGATCATCCCCGATTGAGCCATCTCAGCAACCTTCTCAAGTCGTCCGGCTGGATCTTTAGGTAAACTCGATTGATCAAAGACTTGAATGACGAATGGGTCTTTTAAAAGATCGGCTTTTGGAAGATCGATCTCTTTTGTTCCGTCTTTGTTTGGGAATACGGTTTGATATTTACCTTCTCGATCAGCGATCTCTTTGGCTTTATCGACAATTTGATAAGCGAGATCGATGTAGAAGTTCACATAACGACGAGCAAGAACAGTGAATCTATCCGATTGAAGATCATCATAGCTTCTAATGGCTTCTCCAGAGTTTAACCCTGCTGGCTTTTGAGCCTGAGCGGCAAGAGCTGAAACACCTGATTGTTGATAGGCGTATTGAACGAGTCTTTGAAGCTGAGCGTAAACCTCGGCGGGCATACACGGAGCGACTTCGTAAACGGGCTTAGTGCCTCTATATTTTACAATCGCACCGATTTGATTGTTCAAATGGGCAGAGACAATCTTTGAGCCGTCTTCCACAAATACACGTGGAACACCGACCAAGTTGATCGCGCTTGAGATCGTCATCAAAAGTTTATTGATTTCAATCTGAGTTCCCATGAGTTGTTCTGAAAGGCCTTGGCCCCAGAATCCAAGCATCCGTGGTGAGTAATGAAGGAAGACAAACGGGAATGAATCCTTTTCGTAGTCCTCATCTAAGAGGAGTCCACCTGAGCAGGCTATTGTATGGCGGCCATCATCTGCATCTGGGCCTGATCGCAAGTGCCAAGCTTCGACGACCATGACCTGATCGGAGACGGTTTTTGATGAATCCGAAGAGGTCTCCGGATAGGCTTGCTCACTGGCGGCGATTTGAGATTTGTACTGCGGAAAGTGGTTTTGCAAGACGGAGCGATCAACGAGCTTGAACTGATAGAGCTGTCTTGGATCACCATACAAAGACTCATTGGGATCAACGAGCAACTCAGTATAAAGCACGCGCTCAACAGCCACTCTTTTGTTTCGGTCTTCATAAATTTTTACGCATCCTGTTCCAAGAACCCCAGCATCTCTTAAACACTGTTCACCTAATTGATAGGCTTTTACCTGATGAAACTCACCGCCAATAAAGTTATTGAGCTGTTTTGCAAGGTTTCGGGTCTTATAGTCCGCTCCATTCGTAAGGAATGTAGGAGACGGTCTTTGCTGAGTGATTCTTGAGACGAGCGTATCAACACAACTTTGAACAACGTTCATCGTCGGGCGATCAAGCGGTAAAGCCTGACCAGAAGCCATCTTCGCTAAGCCGGTTCCCACCGTTCCGAAGAGTGGAAGGTTGCCGTACATCTTGGCGAAGACGGAGCTTTGTCGGTAACGATACTGCTGTTGATCTTTTAAGAAGGTCGCGGTGGCTAAGACCTGTTGAGCAAGATCGCTTTTATCTCTCGCAGAAGCTTCCCACCACTTATAGGCAGCTCCAACCATTTCAGGATTGGGCTTTGTTCGAACTGTAATTGTTTCGCGTTCACCTTGTTTGCGTGGTGTGATCTTCGCCATTAGACGTTCCCCTCAGCGGAAGACCAAAACAAAGCATCTTCGGGTGTGTAAGAAGGCGCCGTGATCTCAGTGCCAGTTGATGGCTCACCCTTTGTCATGAAAGTGGAATCGTCGAAACTGAGCTCAAAAGCTCCAGATCGAAACGATTTCACTTTGTTTTTGCGTAAAATAGTTAGAATTTTGTGCAGATCTTTAGTGTTTTTGACTTCCACACCTACGATGAGGTGTCTATCGACCCAGTATATGCCCGCGATAAAGTCTGTTCATCACTTTCGTGAGAATTCCTTTTCGTGGGTCTTGAGAATCCGTGCCATCAACTTCTCGATAATCATCGGAAGGCATACGAGCATTTTCTTCCCAGATTTCAGAGTCTTCATCTTCAGGGCTTAAGAAATCGATATCAGAGGTGTCGTTATCTCCGAGATCAGAGATCCCACCATGAGCCATTTTCTTAGCCATGATACCTTTAACAATAGATTTGGGCTCTCCCATCATTCCACCGCAGGAAAATTTAGGAGTCTCGCTTGATTCATTGCCGTCGTAAACGGTGTCCTCATCATCAAGAGGCATGAACTTAGGAGCTTTCGCCATGATGACAGTCTTGTCATAACCACGGCCCATGTTTTCAGGATTCACCATGCCACCGGAGGCCATTTTTTTAGCCATTCGTTTTAAGCCGTAAGCAATTGATAGATTAGGTTTCATGATTCCATCCCTTCTTCTTCGGTGTGTTCGCCTTCTTCATGAGGCTGGCTATCGCAGATTTCAAACGCCGATTGAAGCGCTTGAGCAACAGCGGTTGCGTCTTTTGTAGCAATGGCCCTGAGGAGATCTTCAGCGGCTGATACGAGCCCAGCGTTTTCTTCGCCCTCTTCGCCTTCGGTTTCAATCTTACCATCGGGTTTACGAGACGCGATGATAACGGACGCCATTTTTTTCGGATTCATGAAAGGTAATCCCATACACTTTCGTTCAGGTGTCTAAAATGTGGAGCCACGGAATATGGGCTCATAAGCTTCAGACTCTTCAAGGGCTTTGAAGTGCTCTTCTGCGGCCTTTTCCATTTCAGAGACTTCTCGCTCGGCCCATTCGGGAGAGCCGTACTTAGGAAGCTCAATAGGCTGTTGATAAGCATAGGCTGGTGATTCTCTGAAGGCGTAGAGCACGGCGTCGACGATATCGCTATGGAAGGAATCTTTGACCCTAATCTTATCAGGCGTTGATTTTGATCGATCGACTTCGAGAAGATAGGAGTCATGGGCGAATCGAGAGTCTTTGTGAGCTTTGAATACCCCACGACGAAGGGCATCGTTCAAAAGCGAATAGTTTTCCATTTTCCTGGTTTTCTCGGCAGCTTCGACTGGAATGCCGAATCGTTTCCTAAACTCCTCGGCGATCTTTTTACCGAGTCCCCCCTCGTCTATGACCATTTTGTGGGCTGGGTACTTTTGGGAAAGGTTGGCGATGATCTCTGCGAGCTTGGAGATATCGAGCTTAGACTTTACGACTTCCTCAACAAGGTACGTGTGCTTGGAATCGTCCGAGTAGGCGAGTACCGCGACGGCGTCAGCGTCAACGAAGCCAATATCAATTCCAAAGATGTAGTGAAAGCCCGACTTCGTTTGCGGAAGAATATCAAAGTGATTCCTATCCGCAGAGTAGTTGAGGAGGAGTGATTCTGTATCGATGATCCATTTACCGAACCATTCCCTTTGGATGGTGGGGTCATCGATGGTTACACCTCTTCGTTTGAGCTCGCGGTCTAAAAGGGCGGCATGGCTCATCCCTGATGTTTTTTGAATGAACGGGTTATCAAAGAAGTTCCAGGAGTGGGCCGACCATGTATCGATATGCGCCGATTTATGGAAGTAGCCGGACGGTACCGGGCCAGGGGTGCCAATGAGGTTTAGAGTTCCCGCATAGTCCATAAGGGCCGGCGTGATGACGTCGTCGACGAGTTCTTCGATGTATGGGGGGAAGGACTGGCACTCATCAACATAGACAAGTTTTAAGGCCAATCCTCTGAACTTATTTATTTCAGATTTGTCGTTAGCGCCAGAGAGATAGATGACAGACCCATTGTCGAATTTGATGGAGAGCTCGCCTTGATCGACTTTGGCTTGGATTGAATATTCCCGAAGGATCGTCAGAAGAGTTGGCCATATAATTTTCTTAGCGTTGTTTCGGCTGAGGGTGATGTAGAGGCAGACGGATTTAGAATAGTTCGTAGCCTCATGAATCATATGAGCGGCGCAGGCCGTAGTCTTCCCTGATCGTCGAGAGCATACGGCGACCTTAAAGGGGGCTGGGTCGCTGATGAATAATCCCTGTTTTGGGAATAGGAATTTTTTAAGGCTGAACCTTGTTTTTTTAAGCCAGGTTTCTATGAGGAGGCGCGTGTCATTCATCTAACCGCTCTTTGACGAGAGAGGTGAGTTCTTCCATGGAAAGGTTTTCGTAAGGATTAGAGATCTCAACTCGTTCTTTTACTTTTCCAATGAGTCGATCAAGGAGAGCATTCATTCTGAGCTGATCCCCTTTGTTAATGGCTTGAAGCATGATGGAAAGGACCATGGCTTCGAGGCCCGTCATGTTTGGATTGGAGCGGGCTTCTTTGAGTTGAGAGACTGGAAGGTTGATGTATTTATTAAAGATCGTTTCAAGCTCTGTTTGAGTCATGCGCTTAAAACCCTTCACATCATCGGGCAAGCGAGGTCGACCTGGTCCACCCTTATAACCGGGTTTAAAGTCTCTACCTCCCGTTTTAGTTCCTTTGGCCATGGCTTTTACCTCGCATTTTTATGGGGGTTATATCGATTTTGAATCAATGATATAATGATATCATGATTGTTTATGATTACAGCAAAGAACGGATGGGCAAATTGAGATCGGAAACAGCTTTTGAGCTTGTGTTTGAATTTGAAACTCATCCAAAGAAAGTTGTGATTCCCCGGGCTATTTTTTTGAGTCCTCTTTGCCATATTAAAGAGATTCATGAGTCTAAGGCCTCTTTAAATTCCATTGAATAATTATTGATCCCTTCTTTGATTGTAAGATCATTTCGAAGAATAGGCCTGTTTTTTTCAAAGGGTGAATAATCCACATGGTGATGCCAGCGACCGTATTTCATCACTAATTTTGAGACGTCTGGGTGCATTTCACAGAGCATTTTACTTTTAGGATAAGTCCCCTCTTTGGCATAAAAGGCGTCTGTATTACCCCCTTTGAGGACTTGAGTGCGTACTTTTTTTTGAAGGAACGCATTAAATTGAATTGTGCAATAGCCCGCTTTTAATATTCTTAAGGAGATATCTGTATCTTCGTTATATCGGCCTCTCCATTGGTAGGGGCATGAGTTCTTGATCAAATTACAGCTATAAATACGCGTATTGAGCAAATAAGGTTTCCGCTTGTATCTACGTGGAACAAAGAATGAGTAGTTAGGCCCCGCCATCAAAACATTGGTATAGCGAAGACAGAAGTCCTCCATGGCTTTAAACAGGGCTGGGCTTTTACATTTTACCCGAAGGTTTTTATTAAGGCGCTCAAATCCGTTGATGTTATCATCCATGACCCAATGCCATTCATGACCATTTTTTATGGAATGATCCCATGCAAAGTTTCGTGCAGCTCCTGGGCCCTTGCTTTTCTGATATCCGAGAAGATCGAACGTGTCGTAGTTGTCCTGATATTTTTTATCTAAAATCAAGAGTCGTTCCTTGGGTATAACGGAGGCATATTGATCAAATTCCTGCTCTTCAATCACCACAAATGGGGCAATTCCCATTTCATCCAAAGATTTATATGTGAGTCTAGAGTCCCATCGACCCTTGGAAACAATATAAATAGGGAATTGCGGGAGAAGTTCACTCATAGCTTTTTGCTTTTAAATTCTCGCGTTTGACTTCAGGAAACCAAATAGAACGTGTTTTGGTGGTTATTTTTTGTTTGATGATTCTACTGAATTGTTCAAGAGCCTCTTGGTCGACAAAATGGATGGTCATCTTATGAAATCCGAATGCATCGGGCTGATCATATTCGGGCATGTCAGACCAGTCGTCATGCTTGCTTGAGACTTCTTTATCTGAGTAATTAAGAAAAAAGTTTTTTAAGCCAAGCATTTTGATATCTAAATCTGGCCCCAAATCTGGGATATCGGTATTGATCTCTGCAAAATTTAGCTCAGCCCAAGAGGCGATAGCATTATCAGCTTGAACGTCAGCGTATTCTTGATCTGATGATTCATAGTCTTGATAGACGACAGGAACTTGTTTCCATTTTTTTTTGAATGCCGCTGCAATACGACCGTGACCTGAAGTGACGCATCCTGAAAGTGTCGAGACCTTGATGGCGTATCGCCAGCCTTGATACTCAATGATTTCAGCGAGGCGCTCTATCTGATCTTCCGGGTGCTTATTTCGATTCTTAGGATGATATTTCAGCTCCGAAGGATCGATCAGGGCGTCGTATTTGCAGTGTATTTTAGGCATGTTTAATCCGCGAGTAGGGCTGCGTTTAGGTTGCCAATTCCGATGACGGCTTTCTTCCCTTTGATTTCGAGAAGGATGCCGTGGTCACAGAAGGAGGCTTTTACGCCTGGGCAGGTGGTTTGGTTAATCGATCTCAGGCCTGAAATAAATCCAGGGATAGAGACGGCCTCATGAAGAACGAGGTTTGTGATTTCAGTGGTGTGATCGATTTTTATTTTTTTGATGGGTTCAACTTTAGGCGCTGGGCTTGTCATCTTGGGTCTCCTTGTTAAGTTCGGCGGCTTGTTTATTGAAGTCTTCGAGCTTGAGCATGATTTCGTTCATTTGAGCTTGGTTGATGTGCTGCTTGAAGAGAAGTTCACCGAGGGCGGCGCAGTGTTGGGTGTATGTTTTTTGGAGTTCTTCTTTAGTGAGTTTCTCGGACATAGTTTTTCCTTTCAGAAGGGTTTGTAGTTCCATTTTTTGGTTTTAAAGATTGAGAAGCCGACTTTTGTCAGATGGGAGACGTAATCGATATCTGTGGGCGTGATTTGTTTTGCGATTCCGATAGTGCGCCAGACGGGTTTAACCCAGACCCAGTGAAGGGTGGTTTTGTGTTCTGTTTTTTCAAAGACGGAGTAGCCGAGAATGATTTCAGGGTCTTCTTTGAGACAGGCGATAATGCATTCACAGTGAGGGCGTTGGAAGAGGTCGTTGAGGTTTGTGCGGGCCATTTCGTAGTAGCTGGGTTGAGAGAGAGGGTTGAGCCAGTCGTTACCGTGGAGATAGCCTTGAAGCCAGGTGGAGTAGATAAAGGGAACATCAGACGGTTGAGATTTTCTGGTCGCGATGAGCGATTTGCGATCAACGGTTTGCGGTTCCATGTGTACTCCTTACAGCTTCTATGTACGGTTAAGTGTCTATTTCAGAGGAGACGGTGACGCGCATGATAGCGACGAGGCGGTCGACGATGCCGTTGATCTTGTCTTTGTTTATTTTTTGGCGATGGAAGCGTTTTTTGAGGATAGTGGCTGATTCTCTGAATGATTTACCGTTCGTGTGAAGTTCCCAGATCGCTTTATCAAGTCTGGTTTCAAAAGGGTGATGGTGAAGGAAGATTCCACAGAGTCGGTAGTAGGTTTCTTTGGATTCGAATGTGGTGGGATCATAGCGAGACGAGAAGACGGTTGAGTCGAATGTTTTGAGAAGGCCGTGTTTTTCGGTTTCTATGTCTTTGAAGCCTTCGTCTCTGAGTTTTTGGTACCATTTTTTCTTTAGGGCGTTGAATTCATCGGGATCAATTGGGTTCAGCGGGTGCGTCTGTTTTTCCCTCATCCTGAGCGGCCTTCTCTTTCTCGAGGCGTTCAAGTTCCAATTTCTTGCACTCTTGTATTTTGTGATAAGCCATTTCATTCGCGATAGATTTTTTTAGAGATTTTACGAAAAATTCGATGGGCTTGCTGTCGGTGGTGGGATCGAGGTGCATGATCATGGCGGCGACTGCGTGTTGGTTATTGAGGGTATTAGGGACCCCAGCGAGTTCGATGACTTGATCGCAGAAGGCATCGAGGTCGAGTTTAGTTTGGGGTAATTTTTTAGGGAATTTGAGCCGGAATAGGTCAAAAATCATTAATAGAATGCTGAATAATTGATGAAATCAGGTCAATTATTAGTTTTTCCTTCTGTTTTTAAAGGGTTAGGGGGGTATTGATCTTTAAATGATATCATGATATCTTTAAATCATAGAAGGAGATCGGCATGAATACTCAAAAGAAGCTTACAAAGAACGATAAAATAAAGATCCTTGCGGATTTTAAAGCAGATCAGGCTTTGATCGCCGCCGCCAATAAACGAATTCAAGAACTGAAAGATCAAATCAAGGCAGATATTGAAGCCGGTGTTTACGGAGATTTCGCCCTCAGTTTTGAAAAACGAGAAGTAAAGTCCTATCAAGTTGAGGCCCGGGTGGACCTCATTATTAAGGTTCAGGAGATCAAATCATGAGCCCATTACTACCAAGCTTACTGATCTGTTTATTTGTGAGCGGTTGTTCAGCCTCTCGGCCTGCCTGTCGAACGGTAGCCGAAGAACCGGTCTCAACCTGTAGGGCGGATGCCAAATGCGTAGGGCGGAACGGATGGAACGCTGTAGCGACCATTTTAGCAGGTGTGGGATCTAAGAAGGGTGAAAAAAACTCAGTTACCGCTAGAGAAGAACAGTGCGTTCAAAACGACTTAGACGCTCAACGGGCTAACTACTACGGCTCTCGAGGGATTATAGATCCACAAAGACCCCAACGATGCACCTCAACACGAGTATCAGACGACGAAGTCGTCACGGAGTGCAGATGAAAAAACACAAACACAATAAGAACTGTCTCAACGTTATGGCCATGAAGGAATTTTGTAAGGTGATGCTTCAGGCCTCAATCGACGCTTACGATCAAGACCTACTCTTTGGGCCGAACCCACAAGATCACGTTTTAAAAATAGGGAAGGCTATTTTAGAAAACCAAAAGCTTGTTCATAAAAAACCAAAGGCCAAGAAAAAATGAATCGATTTGAAGACTATTCAAAACAGGAGCGTATCGAAATGAGAGCTTTTGAAGAATATATTATTCAACACGAAGTCGAGGCCCGGCTTGTTTTAAAACAAAAACTAAATAAAGAACCCACGATTGAAGAGGTTGAAGCCCTTCTCTCTGAGTGGTTCAATGAGGACTGGAATGGCGAATAAATCAAAAGCAATTTTAATTCGAATCACGGAAGAAGATCGAAAGCTTTTAAAGATTCTTTGTGCGGAGAAGTCCACGAGTGCTCAACAGCTTATTTATTCGATGATTCAGAAGATTCTGAAGCGTTAGCCCAACTTCCCACAATGTTTGCACATAAACTCTATTTTAAACTCATCTTTATCAGGGTGGTGTAGTTTTATGTTCTGGAATTCGTGAAAACCGCTTCCACAGATGATTGTTTTGTTAGCGAAGAGTTTGAGCCAGATGAGTTTGCAAGAATACCAGAGGGCGATGCAGAGGCATGTGATTTTAAGAATATGCAAAGTCTGGTCAGGGGTCATTCCATGCTTTCTATTTTTTCAAGGGCCTCTTTAGCTCTTCTGCCTTCTTCGCCCGCTTGATAATAGGGCCCAGATATTGTTGGAATGGTTCGAGGTACATGCTCACCATCGGAATAAAATCGTAAAGCATGTTTCGCAATCTCAAGTTGAGCCCAAGCTTTGCGGAGTTCTTTGCAAAGTGATGGAACAGATTGTATCAGGGCGTCTACTTCTGGATATTGAGGAAAACACATCGGAAATAGTTTGTAGGGCATGTATATTTTTTCAATCTCATCGAGCTCTTTCGGTGTCATCATAATCTCTCAGTCATCGCGAGCCCCACTTAGGCAAAACAATTGGTTTTCGTAAGCGAATGTAAAGATACAAAGAAATGGCAACAATCCAGTTGATTGGAATTATAAAATAAACAGTAGAATGACAATTGTGTCGCAGATAAGCGGGTCCCATATACCACGGTACAAAATCAGTGGGAGACACTTCAATTTTAAATTTCATAGCTCTCCCTTACTCACCTCACGATTAAGAGAATCATCACGATAAAAACAATGCACAAGATTTGAGAATGCTCTTCGGTCATTTTTTGGCCTTGCTCATTTCAAGCCAGGCATCGTCATAAGCAAAAGCACCGCCATTAAACACTCTGGGAATATAGCGAATGGTTTGCAAATCAAGTCTTCTGTTCTCAGGGTGTTTCATGAAAGCCACAACGTTATTTGTCGCATACACTTTAGCCCGATCTTGTTTGCGATTGATAAACACCACAAACTCACCCGGCTTTAACTTTTTACAATCGATTTTATGTTCAAGCGCGGCGAGAGAAAGCCCGTCATGTTGCCCTCGAAGATCTGCGTTTTGAAATATTCGGATGACACGATTTGATTTCATGCCGCAAACACCTCATGAATTTGCTTCAAGGCTTCCGCATCATTGCAAATCACAACCATAAATTTAGAATTTGAAACCGCTGGTAAAATCATCGGAGCTGAAAGACGTTTCGAATATTTTCGTTTTTCGACTTTTACAAACCTCTTTGTCTGATCGCCAAAATCAGGACCATAATTCCCAAGGTTTGAAACACTAAATGATTTTCCCGTGATTGTTTTGAATCCCTCTTTGTTGAGAGTCTCTACAATCTGACGAGTCCCGATTCCATTTGATTTTAGTTTTCGTGCGCGTTCTTGCCATTTCATGCCGATTCTCCTCTTAGCTCTCCAACGTCGAGGTAAAACTATCCATAGATCATGATGCTATTTAATTCAATTGATTCTCATAGAAAGGGGGGCCCTTCTTAAGCGAAGATTCCATTTTGATAAAACCCGGGGAAGCTGAGATCCCCGAATCAATCCAAACCCTGTATTTGTATCATCGGGCTGTGAAAATTCGACTCATCCCCCGCCCATAAACAAGCATGGTTTGAATCACACGCCCGTATTTCAGGCATGGCCCGAGAGTATTTAAATCTATGAGATGCCTCAATATGTTGAAGGACATTTCACTCTACCGCCCGGCATCACCCAGACTTTAGCCCTTCGCACCTCGAATAGACTTAAGAGATACCTCTCAAGCTTTGTGGCTACTTATCGACAGTCTTCTCAAACTGCCGCTGATTCGACCCTTCCACTCAAATTCTGGGCCCGGCACTTCTTGGAATCAGTCCCCCCGGTAATGCCTAATCCATTCTTAACCCGCTGGTTTTACCTCTCGTTAAAAATTTTGCTTGAAGTTTATGATGGAGGAAGTAATTCTAACCTCACATCATAAACTTTATAGCGAAGTTAGAATCCCCCGAATCACCGAAGACTTTCAACCGTTTTCTTGAGCTCGGGGGATTTTTTTTGTTGAATCTCTAAAAAACATTCGATAGATCCAAACTCGGCATGATAGAAAAACTTCCGGTTCTTGTTACTTCTAATTTTGAGCCCCACTGGCTGACGATTTCGAACGATCTCTATCATGCCGATAAGTCTTCAATTTCAGCTAGTGGGCTCAAGCATCTCCTTAAAAGCCCGGCTCATTTCAAATACGAATGGATGAAATCACCTAAAGAACAAACCCCCGCTCAACGCATGGGGGAACTATTTCACGCCGCCATTCTTGAACCTGAGCGATTCCGCGAAAACATGGTGATTCAACCCGACTTCAACCGAAGAACAAACGCAGGGAAAGCCGCCGAAGCCGACTTCCTTTCAAAGCTCCCTGAAACAGCAATTGTCGTGAGCGAGGATGACTACCACTGGCTTTGCGGAGCGATCGAATCCGTTTACTCCCACCCCATCGCAAGAGGCGCTCTCAGAGGCGGTGAGAGAGAACTAACCGGAGTGTTTAGAGACCCCGAAACTGGGCTCAAATGCCGTATACGCCCCGACTTAATCATCCGCGATAAAAACATCATTCTCGACGTAAAGACCTGCCAGGACGCCTCTCAGCGCGCTGTAGAGCGTGTTATCTGGCAATACGCCTACGATCTTCAGGCGGCTTTCTACCTTCACGGTTCACAGATCATTGAACAGAAGGTTTATGATACCTACCTCTGGTTATTCGTTGAAAAAACCGCTCCCTACGTTACAACCCTTTGGAAAGCTGATCAGGCCTGGCTTGAAATCGGCTCTCAACGAATGAAACGTTCCCTCCATAAACTGACAAGCTCAATTGAGGCCGGGGAGTTCCCAGGTTATCAGAATGAAGCCGAATGGATCTCTCCGCCCGATTGGGCCATGAAAGGACTCGACGATGGAATCTTCACATAAACAACTCGACCGACAACTCGCTCAAATCACAAATTCTCTTTTAAAATCTTTGGCAGAAGCAAAATTAGAATTCCCTGCCTTTGATAAAAAGGGAAAAAACCCTCATTTCAAGTCTGATTTTATTACGCTCGGGCAAATTCAAAGTTCGGTTACATCCATTCTCGCCAAACACAAGCTCGTCATCACTCAGCACGTCGGCGAAAACGCTTGCACCACAATTTTAAATCATTTTGAGACTGGCGAATCTCTTGAGTGCTCCATCCCTCTCATTATTTCAAAAAATGATATGCAAGGCTTGGGCTCTGCCATCACCTACGCTCGCCGATACGGCCTCATGACTCTTCTCGGAATTGCTGAATGGATTGAACCGCCCCCCGCAAAAGAAGGTGAGCCCGGTTATGATGACGATGGAAATGAAAATTCTTTGCAACAAAAAACGGGCGTCTATCGAGTGAACGTTGAAGGATCTAGTCACAACGGAAAAACTTTAGACGAAGTCGGAAGCGAAGGAATCGTTAAAGCTCTTGATCATTGGAAAACAAGATTTGCCGCAAGCAAAGATAAACCCACCGGGAACGTTAAAGAATTCATGGAGGAGGCTGAGAAGTGGCTTGCCGAAACGGGACGAAAAACTCTTAACACTCAATTGAAACAAGATGGCCGCGGTCTCACTCCTCCTCCTCTTAAGAAGTGATGGTAAAGTGAATACAAAACTCGATAAAATAGGGACGTGGCCGAGAAAGACATTCAAAGAGAGATTCTCGACTTTCTTCTCGCTCATCCCAAAGTTACGCTGGTCTTCCAAAATGATCACCGAAATCAACGAGCCCGTAAATTTGGCGCTGTCGGTAAATATAGACCTAAAGGTCTCCCCGATATCATCGGCTGCCTTAGCAACGGCCAATTCCTTGCGATCGAGGTCAAAGACACTCTTGGCCGCGTATCGGAAGAGCAATGCGGAATCCTTAGAAGAATTTCTGATGGCGGAGGCCTTGCTGGCGTTTGCCGATCAATCGAGGATGCAAGCAGGCTACTGGGATGAAATTTCCAAAAGCCTCGCACTGTGCATTGCCTCCGAAAACGAAATGCGAAATCTGCGGAGATCCGGGTGAGTGGGACCATATCAGAAGTCGAGGCGCCGGAGGTGGGAATGAAACATCCAACATCCAAAGTCTCTGCCGAGCTCATCACACCGAACGTCATCGCATCGGCATCAAATCATTCACTCAAAAATATCATCGCCCTATTTCGTTCGAAGGAATCTATCCAAGGAGGTCTGATCTATGAATGAACTCACCGTCAAAAATATCCGAGCCCGATTAAAAGATTGGAAAAATTTAGACGTCTCACCTCGAGACGCTCAATACGTCCCCATTCTTGAAAGCCAAAGAGAAAAAATGATCGTCAGTATCGATTATCTCCTTTCTCATTTCGACCCAACCGAAGAGACTGAAAAAAACAATTTCGACGTCAACGAGATCGGCTGCTAATGGCTGGCTCTGTTTTCGAATATTGGAAGCCCTCTGAACTTCAAGAAAAAATGAGTTCAACGGCAAGAAAGGGTCACACCGTAAATCCATTTGATCGCGGCAACGGTCCCGGTTGGAATATGAGTCAAATTAGAAAATCCGTCGGACTTAAATCAGATCAAGCCGAGCGCCTTTGTCTTCGATGCCAAAAAATGTTCATGAGTTTTTCAAAGGGTGAGCGGATGTGCAAGAAGTGCAAAGAATAGCTTCCCGAGTTTTCGCAACGCTCGGGATTTGGTCCACGACACGCGTGGTTAACTCGTGTGACAGATCGGAGAGACGATCACTTACACTTCGCGACTTTGGCCTCTAAATCCGTGACGTAATCTAAAAGCTTTTCAGAATCTCTCGGCGATAGCCCAAAATATTTATTCGCATCTCTCGCTTCAACTTGAAGATCATTCCCATCGGGATCAGTACACAAGAAAGCATTTCGATCAGATGAAAAAAAACAAAGCGTCAGCGGAGGTCTTTTAGGACCACACGAACTAAGGGTGATTCCAGCCAGCGCTAAGATGATGAGCAGCAGACTGGATCTCTTCAGGTGTTTTTGCTTGGGCAAGTTTGTCATAAGCCTCTCTTATCTTTGCCTGATTCTGCTCAATACGATCAAGCCGAGCCGCGATCTGCAAACTCTCAAAAAATTCGATGAGCTTAGGTAAAGCGGCGAGCCCATTCAAAGCAGCAGTAATTAAACTAAGCAATTGGTCCCCAGCCCCTTCCTTGAGCAATTCTACATATCGTACTAATGCTTACGCCATATTTTTTTGAAAGAACTCGGCCGCCGAATTTTCTGTCGTATTTAATATATTGTTTTCTTATTTTGTTAACATCTTTCAAATCAAGCTTAGCCATGGGGTGTTTTTCGCCTGTGCAATCCGTTCCGTGCAGCTTCCTATGAGACGTATTTAATTTATGGGTTCCATATATTAAATTATCTATCTTATTGTTTTGAGGATTCCCGTCGACATGGCAAACAATACATCCTTTGGGTGGCGGCCCCACAAACTCATTTAAAACCATCCGGTGTATTGATTTGTAAAATTTTTTGCCATTTTTCCTAAAACATATTCTTAAATATCCGCCGCGAACAACAAGCCCCTTCAAAAAAAACGGCTTACGATTCAAGTCAATAAAAGCTTCGGTGCCAGAACGCCTGCCAAAACGTTTTTTTTGAAATCTATGAGTTTTTATTTTTCCGTAGTTTGAAACAAAATATCCATCAAACCCAGTTACCGGGCGCCACTCTTCCATATGGACATTTTAATGGCCGCCACGGCTTATGAAAACATTTTTAACGCGAACATTAGAGCTGGGCGATCGCATCGATTTGTCGAATTTTGTCTTCCAACATCGAAATTCTCGCAACGGCTGCGTCCAATTGCGCTTGAATCTCCCCCATATCAGGGCAAACCACATCGCTCATGGCGGCAACGTCCACTTTTAATGCTTCAATTTTTTCCAAAACAATAGCTTTATCGATCATCTCAATCTCCTCAAAAAAATAAATTAGAACCCTATATGGATGGTGATTTGTCTAGACGCCTACTCGTAAGTGAATGCCTTCTATTATTAAAAAACGAAGAATCCTTTCTTATGGAGGCTTAACGCTACCGTCCGTTGGACCCTTTGCAACATCTCCAAAACTGGTGGCAAGTTCACTTCCTAATTGGACGATTACAAC